GAAGTGGTGATGCTGACAATGGCCTGGATCGTAGTGTCAACGCTGTAGGCAAGGTTGTTGGCGGAGACCTGGGCGGCGGTGCCCGTGTAGGAAAGTCGCCCCGTAGTATTAATGGACGTCGCCGCCATAATGCAGGCCGGCAGCGCCGAAGTACCAACCTGAATGAGCGTCTCCGTATTGTCGAAGCCCACCACCTTGTCGATGTGGGCATTGTAGACGCGGCTACCGGCCGGCGCGATAAAGAGCGAAATCGTGGTAGTGCCAGCGGCAGTGCCCGTGCGGGCAATGTTGACGGTGGTCGGCACCGCGAGCAGGGTGAGCGCCGAGAAGGTGTCAGAGTCCAGCGCCAGATTGGGGCGGCGAACCTTAATGGGATAGGCGAATGCGGTCATGGCGTGTTCCTTTCAAGATGAAGCGAGGAGGGGGCCGAAGCCCCCTGCCCCTTAGGTGGAACCCGCAGAACCATACCACTGACGCCAGTCGCTCCAACCGAAGCTATAGCGCTCACGGGCCTTGTATCGCATGTTGCCCGTCAGGAAGTCCACATCGTCCTTCGTAGCGAGGGACGCGCGCACAAACATCTTGGTGCCATTCGGCACGTCCGTGCGAATGAACCACGCATTAGTATCGGTGAAGCGGTGGTTGATGGTGTAGCCCTTGCTGAAAAGGCCCATGTCCCGCATCGCATTGGTGTCGTTGTCAGCGGTCGCCACGCGACCCTCCGACTTCAAAATACGGTGCGCCACAAACTTCAGCTGGGGCGGCAGATGCAGGCTAACGGCCTGCGCCCCAATCAGAATGCCTCGGTCGTCCTCAATCAGGGCGATGTCGATGAGGGCATTCTCAAGCGCAGTCTCCGACAGGTCGCTCGACACCCGGTTGCTCTGGTTGCCCGCCGCAGCAGTGGGATGCGCCGTGCTGAAGAGCGCCACGGCATCGCCGCCCGTGTAGGAGCTGGAGAAGCCGTTGTTGAAGGTGCCGGCAGCCTTGACCTGCTTGGCATTCGCCATCGCACGACCCATAGCCGACGCCTTCATCTTGCCCATCGTGTCATAGAGGTTGTCTTCGATAGCTTCCTCGGTGAGGGCAAACGCCATGGCCACAGTCTCGTGGGTCCATCGCGCAGTCCACGCCTCAGAGGCCGTGTCGAAGAATACCTGCTCGCCTTCCGACTTGACGGGCGCCGTGCCAAAGCCAGTCTGGAGGACTTCCTCCTCGAAGCTTCGGTCGGACTTCTCCACGTCGTAGAGCGACGTATGCTCGTTGTCGACGGCCTTGTACTGCGTCCCGAAGATGGCGTTGAGGCCGGGGACGAGCTGCTTGGCAAATTGTGCCCGAGTTAGAACAGACATTTCTCAGCTCCCCCTTATGCCGCAGACACTAGTGCGACGATGGAATTCATGCGCACCAGAACCCAGGGGAACGGATCACCCCACGCATTATCAGGCACCTTAGCAAGACCCACAATCTTCAGCGCACCAGTCAGAGCCGAGGTCCGCGAATCGGCATCAAGGCAGTAGCGGCTAATGCCGTACGAGTTGACAAGGTCAGTGCCCGAAGCCGTAACATTGAAGTTGAGGCCCAGGTCCGCCACCGTCACCGACGCATCCGCCTGCACCATAAAGATGGTGTTCGGGTTGTCGATGACATACACCACGGGGCGGTTCTCGCCCTCAAAGGTGCCGGCGCTAGAAGTGTCAGCCGGAATGCTGCTCTTCAGCAGCAGGCCAGACGTGGAGTCTATCCACGCAAAGCCATTAGCCACACCCAGGATCGGGCCCGCACCGGTGCCGCAGCTGGTGACAACGCCGAGCGTCATCTTGACGGGCGCGCCCTTCTGAAGGTCGGGGCAGGTAGCGCCATTCGGCAGCGGATAGGGCCGCTGCTCGCCGCCATGGCTGCCCCAGGCAGCTACGGCACGAAGCCCAAAGGGGGCAAAAGTTAGAGCCACAGTAGTTCTCCTTAACCAAATTCGGGACGTCTGCCCCGTGAAATGCGCTTAGAGCCTTCATTGGCAAACTGAACGCGCCGCCCGCCTTCATCGTAGGAAATTGTCCGCTGGTCAAAAGCCTGTTCAGCCTGAAACGCCCGATCTTCGGACCACTTCTGAATGGCTTCGGCCTTACGCCGGGGCAATTTGCCTAGCACGAGGTCGCCGTTAGTTGCCGCCCCCTCAAGGGCTTGCATCTTGGTTTCAAGGGCTGGGAAAACGAAGTTCTTCGGGACGTCTTCCCGGCCTACGAATGCCCAACCTTCGCGCATGCGTGCCGAAATGTTGTTGAAGTCTTCTTCACTTCCATTTCGGAACCTGATCCACCGGTAGACATACTGATCGTCGTCCGGCATCGGTGGAATCTCAAGCGCCCGAGGAGGAGTATACTCCTCTTCAAGTGAAACTTCAAGTGTCTCATCCATCGCTTGGTCAAGATTCGCTTTCAACTTAAGAGCCATTATACAATCTCCGTATAGCCAGACACACTATTGCTGGCAGCCTCACGCCTCGCCTTTTGCTTCGCATACTCTTCAACAGTAATGTTCAGGCGCCTAGCCAAGTCTCGGTCCTGCGCCGTAATCACAACCTTTACCTTCTGGCCGGGCGACAGCGTGGCCGCCCGATGACTCACCGTCGGCCCAGTCTGGGCCTGCGTCCTCTTCGCAGTGGCTGCGCCCGCGAAGCGCTGCGGAAACTCATCCTTCAGCCGCTTGTCAAGCTCGTCAAAATACTCTGGCTCCCCCGCATCAAAGCCTTCCTGCGCCAACTGGCTGTCAAGCACCCGAGCCGCCATGGTCATGACGGGATTCTTGCCAAACCACTCATCATGTCGCTTGGCCCACTCCATCGCCAGCGGGTTAGGCTTACCAGCCGGCGAAGGCTGCTGCTGAGGCGACCTTGAAGCCCCTGTCGTCGGCGGGGTCTGCGACTTCTGATCCTCGGAGCCAGTAGCCGCTTTCGTAGGGCGCCCCGCCTTTTCCCTCTCAGCCTGCTTCTTCTCGGCCGCCAGCTCAGCCATCTGCTGCTGCACATTGAAGAGCTTCTCGCGGTCACCCGTGTCAAACGCCAAATCGAATTCGGAGCGTAGCCCCTTCATCGACTCCGACAGCGTCTGAATATAGAAGTCATAGCCCGCTGTCGCGGCCTCTTCATTCTGATTCTGAAGCTTAGTGCGCTCCCCCCGCTCCGCCGTCAGTTCGGCCTGCGTCGCCGCCAGCTGCTGGGCAAAGTTGTCACGCTGCAACTTCAGGCGCTGGCTACGTGAAAGGCGCTTAGTGGCCGCCTGCTCCGCAGGCGCTTCCTCGTCGTCGTCCTCCGCCTCTGCCGCCGCAGGCGCTGGCGCAGGTTCGGCGCCCTCCTCTACAATTTCAAATTCAGATTCCTCCTCGCCCGGCTTGGCCTTACCGATTGTGTCGAGGTCAACTTCCTGATATACACCGCTCATCTGCATTAGTCCTTGAAGTTCGCGTCAAGATACTCAGGCTTCTCGACGACCAGCTCGATGGCCGAGGCCTTGATGAGCAGCAGCTTGACACCCCGCCAATAGATTTTCTGGCCCGCAAACTTCGCATACACAACGAAGTCGCCCGGCCCAACCCACGGCCCATTCTTATAGATTTCCCAGTCCTGAAAGGCCAGCTCACCAAGTACCAGCACCCTGCCCACCGTTTGTAAGTAATCTCGGTCGGCGCGTACAGCCTCGGGAATGATAATGCCACCGGCACTACGCTTCCGAATCGGAACTGGACGCAGTAGGACACCAACCCCAGGCACGCGCGGAAGCGGGCTTGGGTCAGGCTGATCCTCAGTCATCCACTGGTCGTTGGAAATTGCACCATCCATTGGCTCACGCACAGTCAGCATTTAGGTTCGTTCCTCCAGGGGCTTGTTAGTCACAATGTCCTGCAAAATTTGGGCGGCAGTAGTGAGGCCGGCAATGAACCCAGTCTTGCGCCTATAGTCTTCAAAGCTCTGAGCACCGCCGGTGGCCAAAGAGTGTGTCTCCCTATCCACCCGCGCCTGCACAGCCGCCAAATACTCAGTCACCAGGATCATTGGCCTATGGTGTCATTCTTGGCATATTGTGAAAGCCTGCCTGCTTCAATTTGCGCCAATTGGGCAGCATTATCAAGCACTTTCTCAGCTCCGCGCATACGCCTGTTGAGCTGGCTAGACTTAACATCATTCAACACTTGCAGCTCCTTCAGGTCCAGCTCCCTATTTTTCTGCGTAATCTTTGCGGCCTCGCGAATGTTCTGGCTCTGGATACGCTCATCCGCAATAGTCAGCTCACGCTCCTGCAACTTCATCATCTGCTTCTCAACATCGACCTCACCTTCGACGCCACTCTCCGCACTCATTTGCATCAGCTTCTGGGCGATCTGGCCCTGCACCGCCTCATCCTGCATCTGCAAGCCCTGTTGCTGTGCAAGCTGCCCAATCTGGGCCACAAAGATCAGCACCTTATGCTCCGCAATATTGGCCTTAACCAGCTCCATGCCCGTCGCCACCGTAGGATCATTGGTGCCTTGCATCTGCGGCGTCTGCAAGAAAGCCATCTTCACCGCAATGTGTGCCGCATGGTTCTGCCCCATCTTCGCAGCAATAGGCTGGCCCTTCATGGCAGCCTGCAACTCCGTCAACGGGTCAGCCGTCAGCGCCTTCGACGCCATATCAGGCATCAACTTATCAATGTTCTCGCTGCCCATCGCGCTATAAAAGCGCCGCAGCACCTCGCGCATATCATGCAACTGCGTGAAGCGGGTCGCCGTCTCCAACTCAATCTGGGCCTTCGCCACCCTCTGGCTGTCGCTCAGAGCATTGGGATCACTGGCCGGCAGCACATCCACAATGTCCGGGTTAAAGTCCTCCCGCATCACAAAGACGTTCTCAGCCCCTGAGACAAAGGCAGTCTTTTCTGGAAGATTCTCATAATTGAGAATCCCTACGATCTGGAAGAACTCCCGCTGGCTTTCATGCAGCCGCTTATGAATGCTGTTGTAGAAGCGCTGGCTAGCCTCAAGCAGCGCCAACGTGGTGGCCACCGGCCCATAATTAGAGCTTTGCTGCACCACCTGATCGGTCGTATCCGCAAACTTCTGGCCGCTCGACACCATGTATTGGAGGAGTGAGAAGAGAACCTGCGAAGGCTCCTTGACCGGCAGCGGAAAGAACGACTTCTGCAAGTCTTCGGGTGGAATGTTGACGTCGCGGAACTCACCAAAGCCCAGAGGCTGGTCGCTCTGCGCCACCTTGGCATCTGCCGACTTGTAGCCGCCTGGCCAATTGGCTGCCTGCCCCGCATCCACCAACGCCCGCAGGGCCGCCGTGCTCGATGCCGTCAAGTCGCCAATGAGGTGGACGAAGCCCAGGCCGTAGAAGCCAAAGGCCGGAATAAACTGGTCCACCGAATACCAGAGGCGCTTCCCAAAGTTGGGGTCGCCCGCCTTCCAGTTGCGCCTGACAGCATAGACGAAGCCACTCTGGACATTGAAGTGCACAATATACGGCACTGCCACATCCTCTGGTGCCAGCGGGTCGGCCCCCTCAAGATCGAGGTAACAGTGTGATTCGCCCACGAGGTAGCCGCGCCGGTCAAACTGGACTTCGAAGCCCTGCGCCCTGTTGAGT